CATGGCTACGCGAGTCTCGGGAGTTGCTGTCACGTGGGGCGGCACCGCCGTTCAGCAGGTCAGTAGCGTCACGCTCGATCTCGTCCGCGATATGCCTGCCGCTCGCACGGCACGGTGGACCCTCGACCTGGGCGAGGTCACTCTGCCTGCGTTCACCCGCACGGCGGTCCCCGAGAGCCAGTACGGCGTGCGGGCTCGCCTCGTGATCACGGCGCAGAACGACCAAGGCGCCGCCACGTCGAGCACGTTCACAGTGTTCGACGCCGACTGCGTCTACCTCGGTGCCGAGGTCCGTGGCGAGCTCAACGGCGTCTGGCAATTTGACCACCGGTTCAGAGTGATGGATACGGTCGGCGTGACCGCTACGTATCCATCGTGAGGTGAGTGACACATGGCGACACTGACGGCAGAGCAGATTCTCGCGAGCAACGACGCCGGGCTCATGGGGCCGATCACCGTGCCCGAGTGGGGCGGTGACGTGTTCATTCGCGTGATGAGCGTCGGAGAGCGTGACTCCTACGAGCGCCTCTGGATCGGCAAGAAAGAGACGGGCATCGAGAACTTCCGGTCGGAGTACCTCGCCCGATGCCTCTGCAATGAGAAGGGCGAGCTGCTCTTCACCCGTGCCCAGGTCGTCGCGCTGGCGAGCCGCAGCGGTGCGGTCGTGGGTCGGCTGTTCGACGCGGCGCTCAAGCACAACAACATGACGGAGGCCGATGTCGAGCAGTTGGCAAAAAACTAAACGCCTCGCCATCGCGTCGGTTCCTCTTCGCGCTGGCGGGGCATCTGCGGATGACCGTTCGCGAACTGTGCGAGCGGATGGATTCGCGGGAGTTGTCGGAGTGGATGGCTTACACGAGGTACTTCGTCCCGCTGTCCGACCCGTGGCTCCAGACCGGACTGCTTGCCTCGATCGCCATGGCACCGTACACGGACCCGAAAAGAGGCAAGCCGCCGACCGCAGAGGATTTCATCCCGAAAGCAAGACCACCGCAGCATGAGTCGCAGGACCGCGAGGCGATTCTGCGGCTACGGCGTGAGATGGGGATTGTGGACTGAACCATGGCAAACATCCTCGGGCTTGCCCTCAAGATCAGTGCGGACTCGACGCAACTGAAGCTCACGCCCGCAGAGCGTGCCCTTCAGTCGCTCGGTGCCGAGGCGGCGAAGCTCACCGGCGTCTTCGAGCAGTTCACGGGCGAGAGCACAGCGGCAGCGGCGGCACAGCAGAAGTTCGCCACCGACCTCGCATTTTTGAACTCGGCGCTGAAGACAGGGCAGGTCACCGCCCAGCAATACGCCGAAGAGTTCGCGAACCTAGCCCAGGCGTCGGAGCAGGAAGCCGCTGCTCTCCGCGAGGCGGCCCGAATCACCGAGTCGGTGCGGACGCCGTTCGAGCGGTTCCAGCGGACGGCGGGCGAGCTCGCCGTGCAACTGGACGCGGGTCGCATCTCGCAGGAAACATACAACCGGGCGGTCGAGCAGGCGTCCCGTGGGCTGACTGACGCCGAGCGTGCGTCGGCCGGGCTCGCGGCCCGCACTGCTGATATCGCCGACGCTGGCGGGGAGGCGACGCTCCAGTTCAATGAGCTCTCGGGCATCTTCTCAATCCTGCCCGGCCCGCTCGGGAATATCGCTGGACGCATCTCGGGCATCACGTCAGCGAGCGAGGGGCTGTCCCGCGTGTTCGCTGGCGGTTTGTCACAGGGCGTCTCGGCGATCGGTGCGTCTGTCGCTGCGCTAGCGAATCCCTTCACGATTGCGGCCGGTGCGATCGTTGCGACAGGCGTCGCAGCACAGCAAGTGGTCGCCGGGCTTCTTCGCCTGGATGATCGCGTCGAGAAACTCGGGAACACAGCCGACAAGCTCGGCCTGTCGTTTGAGTTCATCCAGACTCTGGAGGAAGCGGCGAATCGCAGCGGCACCAGCATCGACGCAGTGAGCGCGGCGTTCGGTCGGCTCCAGAAGTCAGTGCTCGGCGTCGATGAGGAGAGCAAGGCAGCACAGAAGGCGCTCGCCGAGATCGGCGTCACGTCGCAAGAGCTTGCGGACCTTGATCCTCAAGAGCAGTACCTCAGGATCGGACAGGCACTCGCCGGGATCGAAGACCCGGCAAAGAGAACTGCAACCGCCATCGCTTTGTTTGGCAAGACCGGCACCGACCTCATTCCGTTCTTCAACAACATCGCCGGTGCGTCTGCGGACGTGGAGCGACTCAACGCCACGCTGTCGGCGGTGGATCGAACTCGCATCGACGGACTTGGCACAGCGTTCGACGGAGTTGCCGTAGCGCTGCGTGGGTTCGGGCAGGAACTGCTCACGCCCTTCATCGGCATCACGCAGTCGATCAGCGAGGGACTGTCGCCTGCGCTGACGACGCTCGGGCGTCTCCTTGGTTCTGTGCTCGATGCAATTTCACCATTCACAAGTGCTCTCGGGCTCGTCGCAAATGTTGCTCTTCAGGCTGCGTCTACCGTCGGGAGGCTCGTTGGCGTCGCGCTAGAACCTCTTGCCACGGTTGGCCGCGCGCTATCGTCTGCATTCGATGTCTTGAGCCAGACGTTCTCGCGGTCATTCGACGCAGTCAATTCTGTCATCGGCTCGGTTGGTCGGTTCCTTCAGTTCGAGGGATCGATTGCGGCCGTGTCGAGGGCGTTATCCGCCGTCGCGTCCACGGTCGCTGAGACGCTCTCGCCCATATTCGAGCGGCTGTCCGAAATCGGCCAGCGAGTCGGTGCAATCCTGTCGGCGGCGTTCGAGAAACTCGGGGCGTTCTTCGCGTCGTTCGCGAGCTCGACCGTCACGCGCATCGGCGAAGTCATCTCGACGCTCCTAGAGGTGACTGGCATCTCCGACACGGTAGCCGCTGTCGCCGAACGCATCGGTGAAGTGTTCGGGTCTGCGTACGACATCGTCAGTGGCGTCGTCTCGACGATCGGCGGGCTGATCGAGCGAGTGTTGAAGTTCGCCGAGGATTGGCTCGGCATCACGGCGACGATCGCAGAACCTGTGCAAGCGACGATCGAGGTAGACGCTGGCGACACGATCGCGGATCTGATTGCCGAGAACAAGGAGCTCGGCAAGGTCATCGACGGCATCACGAAGAGCGTCAGCGACGCGATCAACGAATCGGCACAGTTCGGGCAGGCTGGCTTCGACGCTGCACTGCAATACCAGCAGAGCATCGACGACCTCAAAGAGAAGTTGTCGGCCGGTCTCTTCAACGAGGAGACGTTCCGCATTGAGGCAGAGAAAGCCAAGATTGCATTCGACGCCGAACTCAAGCGAATCGAAGAAGACGCCAGCCTAGAAGTCCAAATCACCGAGAATGCAACGAAGACCCTTGCGGGGATTGACGAGGCGATATCTAAGGCGATTGAGAAGGCGACTGAGTTTGGCGAGGAAGGGTTCAACGCCGCACTGTCGATCCAAAACGCACTGACGCCGCTGAAGGAGCAGTTCGATCGTGGGATCATCAACGAAGAGAGCGTTCGTCAAGGCGTTGCCAAGGCGAACGCAGAATACGAAAAGCAACTTGAAGCGATAAAGAAAACTCGCGACGAGCAGGCGAAGGCAGTCGAGGACGATAAGAAACGAATCGACTCGCTGCTTGGCGTTACGAATGCCGCCGGAAAGGTTGCTACTGATCTTGCGACGGTCGAGCGGGAAATCTCTCGCGTACAGCAGCAGATTTCCGAGACCGGCGTCGGGAAGGACGGCGCTGCAGAGGCTCGCCTGCGCGAACTGCAAACCCTTCAAACGCAACTCGACGCGCAACTAGAAGCCGCAGCGCAAGGCTTCGACGAAGGATTCGCGGATGCGTTTGCTAAGACGGGCGAAAAGTTCAATGAACTTGCCGCAAAGGCAGGCGAGTTCGGGCAGGCGGGTGCTGATGCAGCGCGGCGGCTCTCTGAGGGTATCCAGGCGGCACAAGACCAGGCTCGTGATGGAATCCTCAACGCCGCCGCGTACGAGCAACAGGTCGAGCAGCAGAAGCGTCTCTTCGAGAACGAGCTTGCGAACATCAAGAAGACTGCCGATGAGCGCAAGAAGATCAATGAGTTCGTTGACAAGCAACTCATTGCATTCCGCTTCGGCGGCGACAACGAACGAGCAGAGGCGGCGATTCGGGCGGTCGAGATCGAGAAGGAAATAATCCGCGTCCAAGAGCAGGTGAGGATTGCTCGTGCCAACGGCGACCGCGAAGCGATCAACGCGGGTGTGCAACGAATCGGTCAACTCGACCAAGTGCTCGCAAACGAGCAGGCAATCGCAAACGGTCGCAAGGAGCTTGAGAAGCAGCTAGGGGAACAGCGAGACAAATACCTCAAGCAGTTGGAGCAGCAACAGCAAAAGGCACAACAGGAGCAACAAAAGTACCTCGAAGAGCAGGCAAAGGCGATTGAGGCAGAGAACCAGCGGCAGGTCGCCCGCATCCGCGAGCTCAACACGCTCGGCTCGGGCGTCATCCAAGGCAACGACATCAGAACCGCCGAAGGCGCAGCGCTCTTCCTCAACCTTGCCGCGAACCAGCAAGACCCGGCGCTCATCGAGGCGCGGCTTCAGACGCGGCGGCTGACAGAACTTCGTGACACGCTCGTGGCAATCTCGGCACAGTTCGCCGGGCCCGTCGTCCAGATCGGTGGAGGAGTCGGCTGATGGGCGTCGCACATCATCGCGAGCTACCGCGCTCGAACAAGTTCCGCCTCGGCGAGGCCCGCGACCTCATCTC